GTGTAAGGGAACTCGCAAGGGTATTCAGGATAATAAGTTACCTCTTCATGCACTTCTACCCAACCTTTACCATTACAACCATGACAGGTCTTCTCTAAGATTGCTGTTGTGTAGCTATCAACGACTATACCTGTTCCATTGCATACGGGACATAACATTGGTTTCATCTGTTCCTCCTCATTGATATTATACTATATATACATACTCCAAGTAATATCACTCCACTAACTAACGCAACATGAAACAACCCATAATATGTTCTGTCTAAGAAGCAACATACTGTAGCACATACGGGTACACATACTGCTAGGTCTAATAAAATTCCTTTAACATTCATATTCTCTCCTCAATACTTCGCACTTTATCTTGTATATACTACATAGTAGTAATACAACGTAGACTGCGAAGTTCATTCTTAAATACATTATACCACAAATAACCCTGAAAAGTCAATAGAACAAGTGTTTTCATTTCCAAAGGACTTGACAAATGAACATCAGTTCTGTTATAATATATGTATAGATGTTAAAAGAAGAGCTAAAAGGTGTTATCGGTGATAAGAAAAAGTTTTTGTTATGTAGGATAGCAGGTCTTAGCAACGATGCAGTTCAAGACCTACTCCAAATAAAAAAGAATACAAGAGAGGATTGGATTAGAAAAGACCTGCTATTCAGAAGTCTGTACCATAAGACTGAAGCATTAGCAGATGAACACCGAATAGAAGCATTCCAACTACTTAGAAAAGATAACCAGCTACTAGCTATCCTGTTTGAGAAGGCTGTGATAATCAAGATGGGACTAGAGCTAGAGTCTGGTGAATATGAGTTAGTGAAGACTAACCTTGGAAGGGAAGTATATGGAAGGTTAGTATCTGGAGAGATAGAAGCTCCTAAGCAGGAAGAGGGAACAGGAGTCTGGGAAGAGGTTCTCATAGCTGCTAGGAAGATAAGACAGGTCAAAGCTCCAGAGCATAAGCAGATAGAAGAAGTTCCCTACCAGGAAATACCAGCAGAGGAGGTTATCAATGGCGAGAGCTAGAAGCATGAGACCAGGTGGTGGGGGAAGATTTAAGAGATTAACTAGAAAGTTAGCGACAAGAGGAGCTAGGTCTCCTAAAGCACTAGCATCATGGATAGGACGTAAGAAATATGGTAAGAAACGTTTTCAGTCTATGGCAGTTAGAGGTAGACGAAGGAGATAACCTTGAACACCGAAGAGATTTCAGGACTCTTCACAGATAGAATATCTCTTATAGAGAATTTAATAACTATAGTAGATAAACAAAGACACACAGTTCCTTTTATCCTCAATCCCATTCAAAGGGATGTGATGTTGACAGAGACAGGGAGAGATGTCTTTGTTAAACCTGCACAGGTAGGGTTCTCTACTATTAAGATTATAGACTATTTGATTGACTGTTTAACTATAGAGGGAACAGTGGCAGTTATTATATCACATGAGGCTTTTATAACTCAGAGGCTACTGAAGAAGGCTCAAGCTGCTTATGATGCCCTCAAGAAGAGGATTCCTGATACACCAGATATGTTTCACAAGTCTTCCTCTGAAAAAACCTTTCCTAGTATGGATAGTAGCTTTTATATAGGCTCTGCTCAGGCTTATGTCTTTGGTAGAGGGGAAACTATACACGACCTTCTTGTTGACGAATATGCTTTCTGGGAAGTAGGAGCAGCAGAGAGAATACTAACTCCTGCTATTCAAAGAGACCCACTTGAGGGGGGTAAAATTGCAATAGGTTCTACTCCCAATGGAGAGGGTAATGATTTCTACGAAGTTTATATGGGTGCTAAGGAAGGGAAACTAACAGGGAAGTCAGTGTTTGCTCCTCACTTTTATCCTTGGTTCATACATCCTGAATACACTATGTCCTATGATAATCCTCACGCTTTACCTGGGGATAGAACTCCTAAGCTAGATTTGATTGCAGAGGAGAGAGAATTGGTAAGGTTACATAACCTCACTCACGACCAGATAAGATGGAGAAGGTATAAGATAGTAGAGATGAACAGTCTTAGACGTTCTGGAGAGCTAGGACTGCTCTTCAAACAGGAGTATCCAGAGGACGATGTAAGTTGTTTCTTAGCTGCTGGTGATATGGCTTACGACTCTATGCAAGTGAATAGATTGGCAGAGGGATGTTATCCTGCTCCTGATTCTTATATGGGGATGAAAGTATGGCATAAACCTGAAGAGGATGCAAAATACCTAATAGCTGTAGACCCAGGATTAGGGAAACAGTCAGAGACAGTGGCTAGTGTATGGCATTTTACAGATAAGATATTCAAACACTGTGCCACATGGGGGGGATTATATGCTCCAGAAGCTACCGCTATGAAGTTAAAAGAGATAGGGAAGTATTACAATAAGGCTAAGATAGCTCCAGAAGCTAACAATCATGGTCTAGCTGTAATAGCATTACTCAAGGACTACCCCAACAAATATCTGAGAAGAGACTTTGTAAGTGGTAGAGTAGGTAGTGAGATAGGATGGTTGACTACTCCACGTACCAAACCCTTTATGATAACAGAAGTAGCTAGGAATTTAGATAAAGTAGATTTACATGATATAGATATAGTGAGTCAAATGAGGAATATACGTCAAGAAGGAGAACACTTTGTATCTGTAGGTGCAGATGACTACCATGACAGCTTTGCTATAGCGATGGTAACTAGAGAAGGAATACAAGGCACTTATGGTTATATGGGTTCTTACCAAACTTGGGAGGATTAAGATGGAAGATAAGGATATTACTACAGAGATAAGTAATATAAAGAAAACATGGGCTAGGAGACAGGTGAAGTTCAAGGAGTGGTATGAGACCCTGAACCTTGTAGATAAGCTCAAGAAGAAGAGATTGGAGAGTGCTTGTAGCTCCAAGCCTATGAACTTCTACAAACTCTCACACTACCTACTAACTGCTGGAGAGGTCTATCACTCTATACCTATTGAGAATGAGACTCCTACTGAGTTAGATAAGCAGGTTCTATGTGAGAAGGCTTGTCGTTATATGTGGAGAAGCATAGACAGGAAGAGAATGCAGGGAGGTAAACCTTCCTTCCTTAGTGAGCTTGTATTCCAGATACTTGCTCTGGGGTGGCATAGCTTTGTGTTATATTATGACAAGGAGAGTATGCTACCTAAACCTATCCTCTGGTCTCCTGCTGAGGTATTCCCTAAGTATGACGATGAGAAGCTAGTAAAGTGTGTCCATGAATATACCATTACTGTAGAGGATGCTCTGAAGAAAGTGGAGGAGAATAATTGGAACTGGACAACTATGCTCAAAACTGGTAGAGTAAAGCTAGACAATTACTTCTACCTTGTGGGTGAGGATATGAAGAATATAGTCCTCATTGATAATAAGACTGTATCAGAGGAAATGACACTAGATGGAAAGCTCTATGTAGCTCCAGTAGCAGGATTCCCAGATGAGGGAGCTATACTAGGAGATAAGGACTTAGAGTGGAGTGCTAGGGTAGGACAGAGTATCTTAGAACCTGGTCTCCATGCTGGTAAGGAAAGAAACAGATGGATGACTTTCCTAATGCAGAGACTCCATGACACAGTTAATCCTATGTACCAGGAGACTTCTACAGGAGAACCCAAAGTTAAGGATGAAGACCTATCCAGAAGAAATGCACTGTTTCACTTTGCTCCTGGAGAGGGATTAGATGAGGTAAAGAGACAACCTGTTCCTGGAGAGATAGCAGCTATCTTAGAAGAGTTACACGATGAGGAACAAAAGTCAGGGTTCTCTGATGCTCTGTATGGTATCGTAGAGAAGGGTATGTCTGGCTATGCTTACTCCCAGGTATCTGCTACTGCTAACAGAGTCCTTGACCCTTATGACCAGGATAAGAACTTTGTTATAGAAGAGATAGATAAGTTCTTCTTAGAGAATGTAAAGAAGAATGGTAAGACCTTTAAGATTAGAGGTAAGACTATGGAGGAACTTAAACCTGAAGATATACCAGAAGATGTATATATAACAGTAGAGAGTGAATTAGCTACTCCGAAGGATTGGTTAGAGAAGTCCACTATAGCTAACTACCTCAAGGAGATGGTAGATGAGACTACACTACTGGCAGAAGTCCTCAACTTCCCTGACACTCAGGCTATACTGAGACGTAAGAAAACAGATGCAGCTACCAAACATCCTATGACTCTTAACATAGAGTTAATAGCTGCATGGAGAAACCACGCTGACTACTTGGAGTATCAGGGTACAGCAGAAAGTAAGAGAACAG